CGGTTTTTCGCAAACGACGCCCGCCCGCCTGGCTGGATTGAAATGCCCGGAAAGTTTGCGGACAAGACCGCGCGCGACACGTTTCGAGAGTCTGTGCAGGACACACAAGGCGGCAAGAATCGAGGAAAAACGATGGTGCTCGACCAGGGCATGAAGTACCACGACATCGGACTCACCAACAAAGATTCGCAGTTTCTCGAATCGCGGCAGATGTCGAAGTCTGACATTTCCTCCATGTTTCGGATGCCACCGCACAAAATTGGCGACCTGAGCAAAGCGACGTTTTCGAACATTGAGCAACAGTCCATCGAGTACGGCACGGACACTATCAGCCCGTGGGCGAAACGATGGGAATCCAGCATTGAGTTTCAGCTTTTGGGCGACGATTCAGGCTTTGAAGTCGAGTTCGACCTGCGCATTTTGATGCGTGGCGACTCGAACGGACGTGCAACGTATTACGCCAGCGGCATCAATGCCGGATGGATGACGCGCAATGAAGCCCGGCTCAGTGAAGGCATGGACCCACTGGACGGCCTGGATGAGCCCTTGCGGCCTTTGAACATGGTCGAAGAGGGCGAAGAGCCACCCGAAGCATTGCCCGCGCCTGCGCCGCCTGATGCTGACCCCGAAGAACCGCCAGACGGCGAAAAAGACGCCCGACTTAACGCGATGGTGCAAGCCAATGCAGGGCGATTAGGACGCCGATACGCAAAAACGGATGCCGCTCAATTTGACGCGGCACTGATCGCCGAATCGCTCGCCATCACGCTTGAAAGCGCGTCTGCATGGATCGCTATATACAAAACGACGGCATTTACTGAATCGACGTTGGTCACCGCCCTGGTGGCGCTTGGAAATATGAAATGAACCCCTCACTTTTGATTACCGAGTTCGCCGGTACGCCGTGGGCGATGCACCCCGAGCGATTCGAAGGCATTGCCGCAATGCTTGACCGCTGGAACGGCGGCGCGTCTGCCAGTGCCGACGTGTTGGCGTCAGTCCAGATTGATGCAGATGCCCGTGCTGCACGCGTGACGGCAGCGAAACAGCAAGGCGGCTCGATTGCAGTCTTGCCGATGTACGGCGCGATCACCCAGCGCGGCAACATGGCGGCGCAGTTGTCCGGCTCTGGTGCCATGAGCACGCAAAAATTCAGTAACGACCTCAGCGCCGCATTGGCGGATCCGTCTGTCAGTCAAATCCTGATCGACATTGACAGCCCCGGCGGTTCCGTCTTCGGTATCAGCGAGCTTGGCGATGAAATCATGCAGGCCCGCGCGCAAAAACCTGTCATCGGTTTCGCCAACAGCACAGCGGCCAGCGCCGCTTACTGGCTGGCTGCATGTTGCGCTGAGCTTTACATGACGCCCGGCGGTGAAGTCGGGTCTATCGGCGTCGTGATGGCGCACCAGGACAAGTCTGCCGCGATGGAAAAAGACGGCATTCGGACCACGTACATCACCACGTCCAAATACAAAGCCGAGGGCAATTCATCGGCCCCTCTAAGTGACGAAACAACCCAGTACCTGCAGGCCCGGGCTGGTGCATATCACGCCATGTTTACGAAGGCCGTCGCCAAGGGCCGCAACGTGCCAATCGACGCCGTGCGCGACGGCATGGGTCAAGGCCGAATGCTGGGTGCAACTGATGCGCTCGCCGCCGGGATGGTTGATGGCGTCATGACGTTCAGCCAGCTCGTTCAAAAAATGCAGGCCAATTCAAAACCCGCTCGATCTGCACTGAAAGCAGCAAAAAACCGACTCGCAATTCTGGGCTAAGCACGGCCCCTGCGCTAACACCTCCGACGATGTGAAAGCGACCGGCCCGTAGGCCGTTGTGCAACCCGACCGGGTTCCCTTGTGGAGCCTTTTTTGTTTCTAGCCCGCCTCTGTGCGGGTTTTTTTTCGTCTGGAGTTTTTCATGTCCGCACGTATCCGCAATTTGCAAGCCAAAAAAACCATTGACGTTAAAGCTATGCGCGCTTTGACGGAGACGGCAGAGGCCGATGGCCGCGACCTCACCGCCGAAGAACAAGCAAAGTTTGATTCCCTTGATGTCGCAGTGAAGACCGTCAACTCCTCGCTTGAGCGCGAAGCACTGATCGCCGCCGAAGAAGCCACGATGGCCAGCAGTTCCAGTGTCATCGTCTCCGCCATCGGCGCAGTCACAGACAACAAAGCCGCCGATCTGACGGGCGGCTTCAAGTCCTTCGGGGACTTTGCGCAAGCAGTAAAAACCGCCGGGCAAATTAGCAGCGGTTACGGCGGTGTCGCCGATCCACGTCTCGGTTTCGGTGCTGCTGTGCCGTCCAGTTTCGGCAATGAAAGCACGGGCGCAGACGGTGGTTTCACGGTTCCGCCGGAGTTCTCGAAAGAGATTTTCCGCCTCTCGCTCGTTGACGATGCGTTCCTGCCGTTGACCGATAACGTCAACGTGTCCGGTAACGGCATGGTGTTTCCGAAAGACGAAACAACCCCCTGGGGCACCAACGGCGTGCGCGCGTACTGGCAAGCCGAAGCCACTGCAGCGAACGCCACGAAGCCGGTTTTCGGCGTGCAGGCAATGCGTTTGCACAAATTGATGGCGCTTATGCCTATCAGCAATGAGCTGCTGGAAGATTCGACCGCGCTTGGCTCTTATCTGCAGCCACTGGCAAGCCGCTCGATCACCTGGAAGACCAACGAGGCGATCCTTTACGGCAACGGCAACGGACAGCCCACCGGCCTGTTTAACGGCACAGCCAACGTGGTGCAAGCCAAGGAGGCCGGGCAAGCAACGCAGACGCTGCTGACGATGAATATCGCGAACATGATCGCGCGCTTGATGCCCGGCAGCTACTCCAAAGCCATCTGGCTGATCACGCCGGACCTGTTGCCCTCACTGTTCACGTTAACGCTTGGCAACTATCCAATCTATCTGCCGCCTACCACTGGCGTTCAGATGAACCCCTACGGCTCGCTGTTTGGGCGTCCGATCATCGTGTCACAGCACGCGTCTGCATTCAGCGCGCAAGGTGACATCTCGCTGATCGACTTCAACTACTACCGGACCATCACCAAGGCCGGTGGCGTGCAGGTGGACCAGTCCATGCACCTGTATTTCGATGCTGACGCCACGGCATTCCGCGCCACGTTCCGCCTCGATGGTGGCTCCAAGATCGTCGCGCCTTTGACGCAAGCCAAAAGCGCCAAAACCCTCAGCCCATTTGTTCAATTGGCCGCTCGCTGATCCACAAAACGCGCGGGCTTTCGGGTCCGCGTTATTTTTTTTCAATTGGAGATTTTCATGTACCAAAATCAAAAACCCAGCGAGTCATTCAGCGTCCTGGCGACCATCGACCCAGCATCTGTGCCAGCTTCGGTCGTCGTATCGCCCTACGCGCCGATCAAAAATCACTTCGCGCTCGTAGCGTTGATTGATGCCGGTGTATTCGGCGCGGGCGCGACCGTGGACGCGAAATTGCGGCAAGCGCAGGATGCCGCAGGCACGGGCGTTAAGGACATTCCGGGCAAGTCGATCACCCAGCTTGTGGCTGCTGGCGGCAACAACCGCCAAGTGATGATTAACATGAAAGTCGCCGACCTCGACACCGAGAACGGCTTCGCTTTCGTGTGTCTGCAAGTCACTGTCGGCGGATCTGCCACGTTCATCTCGGTCGCGTTGCTGGGTTTCTTTGCCCACTACCAAGACGCGGCCCAGTTCAACCAAGCCGGTGTGGCGCAGATCGTCTAAACCATGGGCCTCGTTCAAACGTCACCGCCTGCCGTCGAGCCCATCGGCGTCGCTGATGTCAAGTTGGCGTCACGCGTTGATTTTTCGGACGAGGATGCGCTGTTCCCGCTGTTCATTGGTGCAGCGCGTCGCTATGCAGAGATGTACACCGGGCGCAGCTTCATTACACAAAGCTGGAAGCTCACGCTAGATCATTTCCCGCGCCATCCTTTGCTTCTTGAAAAAGGTGCAGTCCAGAGCATCGAGTCCATCACGTACTTGGCGATGGATGGCACTTTGCAGACGATGCCCGTCACCGATTACGTTGCCGACCTGAGTAATCCGCTAGCCCGCGTCACGCCCGTATTCGGAAAAATATGGCCCGTGCCGATGCCGCAAATTGGCAGCGTCTCAGTCAGCTATACGGCTGGTTATGGGCTGCTTGCCACGGACGTTCCAGAGGGCATCCGGCATTGGATACAGATGAGAGCATCAACTCTCTACGAAAACCGTGAAGAGGTCGTTGTAGGCCCCCGCGTGGTGGTGCTTGAGCTGCCCTATATCGACGGCTTGCTTGACCCTTACCGGATCGTGAGTCTGTAATGCGCGCCGGACAGCTACGCCACCGCATCACAGTACAGAGTCGAAGCGATGGCGCTGATGAACTGAATCAGCCACTCACGACCTGGGTCGATGTGGTCACGCTGTGGGCAGAGGTCGAACAGCTATCGGGTCGCGAACTGATGGCAGCGAGCGCAGAGCGCGCAGAGAACATCGCACGGGTCACTGTCCGATGGAGACCCGATCTGTTGCCAAACATGCGCATCGTTTACGGGGCGGCGCTGTTCGACATCACCGACATTTCGGACGTTGAAGGGCGTTTCAAGCAGCTTGAATTGATGTGCAAAGCGGGCTTGTCAGATGGCTGATGACGATGCGATCACAGCGGCATTTGTCGCCAGCATTGCGGCACTTGGCCTGCGCCTCAATGAAGCCCTGCCTGGCATCGCATTGCAGGGCGCATCCATCGTCGAGGCCGAGGTGATACGGCGCGCGCCAGTCGATACCGGCGCAATGCGCTCCAGTGTTGACGAGCACGCCGTAGCACAAGGCCCTGGCTATGCAAGCGCCACGGTTGCCGTTGAAAACAGCAGCGAAAGCGGCATAGAGCACTACGCGATTTATCAGGAGTTTGGCACGAGCCGGATGCCCGCCAATCCATTCGTTCGCCCCGCCTTGCAAGCCGTGCGCGGCCAAGTAACGGACCTCATTGAGCAACAAGTTTTGAATGTCCTGACCTCATGACCATTGAAGCTGTCATTGTTCAAACGCTCCAGGCTTGGCCCGCACTTGCTGGCTATGTCCTGCGATTCGACAAAGTTGAAGAGGCCGATACAGCGCCCTACATCGTCATTCAAAAAATCACTGGCACCCGCGTCAGCTCGCTCACGGGTGACAGTGGATTAAGCAACCCGCATTTTCAGTTTGATGTTTACGCCAGCACGCGCGTCCTGGCTTTAACCATCCGCGAACAGGTCCGAAAGGCTCTAGAGGCTAATATAACGCTGTCTGCCATCCATTTCAATGAGGGCGCTGGCTTCGACCCAGAGACAAAGCTCCGACGCGAACGACAAGACTTTTCATTCTGGTTCAACGACTGACCAGAGCACTAATTCACCAACCCAGCCCGCCTTAAGCGGGTTTTTTTTCGTCTGGATTTTCTATGTCACAAGCCCTTCGCTCTCAACTGACGACCATCAAACGGGGCGCGCTTACGGCGGTGCCTGCCGTCTCGCTAACGGGCCTCACAACCGACGGTGTGAGCCTTGCCACGGCCACCACCAGCGCCGCGCATAACCTGACAAACGGCGCGCAAGTGACGATTACCGGGGCAATTCCTTCGGCGTACAACGGCCTGTTTACAGTCACCGTTACCGGTCCTGAGACATTCACTTTCACGACGCCAAACGTACCTAGTGGACCGGCGACGGTGGACGGGTCTTACGTTGCTCAAAACGTCAACTATGCGACGTGTGAGGAAGCCAGCAATATCAAGTTTGGCGGCATCACAGTTTCGGCCATTGATGTGACGCACCTGCAATCGCTAGCAAAAGAATTCATCCCCGGCCTGCGCGATTCTGGAAGCTGCGACGTGTCTTGCAACTTCATCAACGGGCCGGTTCAGCAACTCATGCGGATCGACCAAAACAACGGCACAGTTTCCCCGTATCAAGTCGTCATCCCGACATACACCGTTGGACCCGCTGGAACCCCAATTGCAGCCACGCCGATCACGTTCTCCTTCCTCGCTTTCTTGACCAAATTTGCCGGTCCTGATGCCAAGGTAGACGGCAAACTTGAAATCATGATGACTATGAAAATTACCGGCGCAATCGTCCAGAGCTAAACCATGACCACATTCGACAAAACCGCATTTCTCGCCGCTATCAAGCCAAAAATCGAAACTGTCAACATTGACGGTTTCGGCGATGTCGGCATTATTCAGCTCACTGTTTCGCAAGTCGCCGCACTGCGCGCAACGCTGAAGATCGAAGGTAAGAGCGACCAATTCGGCCTGGCAATGGTCGGGGCATCTGTTGTTGATGCGGAGGGGCAACCGGTGTTCAACGAGACGGAAATCACCCAACTCGAACAGGCTAGCAATGAGGTCATGGACCGGCTTGTTCTCAAGGCGCTCACGATCAACGGCTTTCAGAAGGCCGAAGCTGCAAAAAACTTGCCCGCGACCCCGAGCGTCTCTTCCGCTTGAGACTCGCTGTCGCATTGGGCAAAACTTTGGGCGAGATAGATGCCATGCCCTACGCGGATTTTCTAGAGTTTCAAGAGTTCTACGTTATCGAGCCATTCGGCTTGCCTGCTCAGGACGCGATGAACGCCTTGCAAATTTCGTACAAGGTCAACATGGCCCGCGGCGAGAAAGATGAAATTCGCCCTTTCAAGGACTTCCTGCTTTTTCCGCCTTACGTCGAGCCGGTGCCCGATGTGCTGGTTGATGGCAAGACCGCCGCGCAGTGGCGGATGATTTTTGCGGCAGAGGCGATGCAAGCCGCGCACGCGCGGGGTCAGTGAGCGATGTTTTTTTGTGTTAACTTTGCAAAAAAAGGAACACATATGAAAACAGAGACGATGCTCAAAAATATTGCCTGTCTGTGCGACGGGGGCGGCACATGAGCGCCGTCTTCGGTTTGCTCTTCCTGGCCTTGCTCTGTTACGTTGGGTGGCGGGTTTTCCGCTTCCTGGTCGTCCTGTTGGCCCCGGTTCGCGCGGCTGTTAAGCCGCTCATGGACCCAGTAAACGCGCATGTCGAGGACTCCCTGCGCAAGACTGGCCTGGGGAAAATTGCAGACTTTGGCAAGGCCATTGATTCCAGCGTCGAGAGCATCATCAAAAAAGCCGAAGGCGACCCCGGAGACGGGCGCAAGTAGCCTCACACATTTCACACACAACCCGCCCTCGGAAACGTCGGCGGGTTTTCTTTTGGGCGCGATATGGCACTCGGTAATCTAGCGGTAACAGTCGCCATCGAGGCGGGCTCGTTCCTCGTCGGTATGCATGAGGTATCCGAAGCAGCGATTGAGCACATGGGCGCGTCGTCATCCGCTGTAGCTGCATTCCAGGCCGGAATGATGCAAGCGGGCGATGACGTAGAAGAGGCTTCCCAGCGCATCGGTGGCAGTATGCAGGCCGCTAACGATGCCATCATCGCCAGCTCTGCCGCATCGGTTGCTGCGATCAATGGAATCACTGAAGCCGCCGACAACGTCGATACGACCTCGATGGGCGAGAGGGTCGCCTTCGGTTTAGGTGCTGGTGTTGCTGCTGGCGTTGTCGCTACGCACAGCGCGCTTGACGTGTTTGCAAAGTACGTAGAAACCAGAGTCGCGATCATCGGCATCTCCATTCTGACCGGCATAACTGCAGCCGTTCTCGGCGGGGTCTACCTCGTTTACAAAATCGTCAGCGGGGTGTTGAGCGTCATCAGCAGCATGATGGACGGGTCGTTTTTCAAGAGTGAAAATATCGACTCGCTCATCGCGGCCAACAAGGAGTTGCTTGAGCTTCAAAACGGCCTTCATGTCTCGGTCATTGAAGCGGGTGCTTTGAATGAGACGTTGAAGCGCCTTGGCATCGACAAGAAAGACTACGTCACCGTTTTCACTGACGCGCAGAAAGCCATGCACGCCAACGGTGAAGAGCTTGACCGGCTGGGCGTCAAGTACAAAGCTGCCGACGGCACGCTGCTCGACAACAACGCGGTTTTGCAAAACGCCAAAAGTGTACTTGAGCAATACACCGAGGGATGGGACCGCAACCAAGCCGCTGTCGCTATCGGCATGGGCTCGCTTGAAAAAATTACCAGTGTTCTGAGCGTCACCACGGGCGAGCTTGAAAAGTCGAAGGCCCGGCTGGATGCATATCAGCTTGGCATCACGGCTGGCACCCAGGAAATGGTCGCAAAGTACGAGCAAGGGATGCGTGATTTTTCACGCGAAAACGATCTGGCCGCACAGGGCTTCAAGCGTGTGTATGCCGACGCCATCTTGCCGATTTTTAACGACCTCATCGATGTTTTCAAAGAAGGATGGCCGGTGTTCGTACAACTTACGCGTGAGGCTGTGACGGCGGTCATGGTGCTGTTTTATGGCCTGAAAAATGGCTTCTACATCATCACCGAGTCGATCATCGGCACGTTGTCCGCACTTGCGTCTGCAATCGTCGGAGTAGCTGGCGCAGCAGCCAAATTCGTATCGGGCGATTTCGCTGGCGCGGCCACTTCACTGGCCACCGGATGGGACAAGGCCAAAGATCGAATCGCACTCGCTGGCGACAACATCGTGGCGCAGATCACCGAAAACAACAAACGAATCGAGATGGCCGCAGCCACCGATGGCCGTGAAGCGTCTATTGCATCCGCGCGTAAGGGCGGGCCAGAAGGTAAAGATTGGGAAGCAGCACCGGACAAGAAAAAAGAAGCTGCTGGACGCGCCGACCCCATTGATGACGTTGCCAAGAAGCTCATGGAAGGCAAGATCAAGGCTGAAGAAGATCTCATCGCCGATGAAAAGACGGCCCTTCAAAATCGCCAGTCTTTCTTACGCAACTACTACGCAACCGACGCCATTGACGCGGGGCAGTACTACAGCGCATCTGAGGCATTGATCCGGGGCAATTTGGCGGTGGTGCAAGGCTCGCTACAAAAAGAGATTGATGCTGCCGAGGAGTACATCAAGATTCACAAAACCGAGTCAGATAAGAAGGCTGGGATTGTTGATACGGAAAAAAAAATCGCAGAGATTCGCCGACGCATGGCGCAAGAAGAAACTGCAACAAATACAGAGCTTGCCATCTCGTACTTGTCGCTGTCGAATGAGCGCTCTAACGTCGCTAAATCGCTCATGCGCAACGTTGAGCTTGAAGAAAAGTCAAACGCCAGCCGGGTCGCAAAACTGATCACATGGCGCGATGCTGAAATGAGCAACGCCGTCCAGGGCAACAAGGATTTAGAGCGGGAGGCGGCGCGTCATCGGCTCGCAATGATTCAAGCCGACCTGAACGACCGCAAGATCGCCATCGACCAACAGGCCGCACTGCTGCAAAACGCCAAAAGCTACGCCGACCAAGTTAAGGGGTACTGGCTACAGGCTAATGCCACCGTCATGACGGCGCAGCAAAAGATGGCTAAAACGTCCGCTGATGCTATGCAGTCCGCAACTGATGGCATCGCGGCGGGTGTTTCTCAGGCCATTCTCTACGGCAAAAATCTGGGTGACAGTTTGAAGAGCGTGGCAATGAATGTCGCCGATGCATTCATCCAGTCATTCATCAAAACGCAGATTCAGAAACTATTGATGGATAAGTTGGCGGCGGCCAGTTATGCCACTACGGTAGCCGCACAGGGTGCTGCGACTACAGCAACAGCGGGCGCGGCGGCGTATGCCAGCACCGCAGCTATCCCCATGGTCGGACCCTTTGCTGCACCGGCAGCAGCAGCGGCTGCCATGGCCGCCACAGGGGCATTGGCGGCCACTGCCACGGCAGCAGCAGCCGGGAGCGTTGCATCAGCCGAAGGCGGTTTTGACATCCCGGCTGGCGTCAACCCCATGACCCAGTTGCACCAAAAAGAAATGGTGCTGCCTGCCGCGCAGGCCGATGTGATTCGCGGCCTGGCAAGGGGTGGCGCTGGCGGTGGTGACGCTATGAAGCTCACTATCGTCAATCAGACCAGCGCTCCCATCGGCAAGGTCGTCGAGCAACGCATTAGCGCCACCGAGCGCGTCCTCATCATCCGCGACGCTGTGGTGGCCGCTGCCCAGCAGTTCGGTGACCCCAACAGCCAAATGAGCCGCTCCATGAACCGCAACTATGCAACACCCCGGAGTCGTAGTTGATGCCTACATTGCCTGCTGGATTTATTCCTATCACTGCCAGCTACCAGGGCGACGAACCGGGCGGCGTGGTTCGTACAGACGTGGCTGGTGGCGCGCCACGCTATGCGATGGACTGGGATAGGGGAACGCAGCGCTATCACGTGACGCTAATCCTCAACGATAACCAGTTCGCGCTGTGGACCCTGTTTTACGCGTGGCAAATTGGCAAGGGCTCAGTCGCGTTTTCAATGACCATTGATTCGGGCCTTGGACCAAACCCGCACATGGTCAACATCATGCCGGGTAGCTACAACGCAATGCGTACCGACGGAAATATTTCATCAGTCACGTTTGTGGCCGAAACCGAGGCGGACGTGTACGCCATCACAGCGGCGCAAGCCCAGGCTATGTTTGACGCATACAGCACCTACGGCAACAACTCGAAGAGATTCTTCGACCGCCTCGCCAAGTTCGCCAACAGCGACACACTGGTTCTGCAATGAGCCTCGACCTGGAAGCGCGCCTGCGCACCGTCCTCGCCAGCGCGCCGCAGACCATCCACCCCATCCAGACGCTGGAGATCAGCCACAGCGCGATGTCCAAAGCTTTCTGCCTGTGGCGCGAGCCCTGCGCCGGCACCACCTACGACGGCGGCGTGGCCAAGACCATGCTGGCCTGCAACATCAGCATCAAGCTGGCCAGTAGCGAAGGCAATCTCGATCAGAAATTTGCCATCGCCATATCGACTGTCGACCCCGCCAACACGCTGCGCAATGAGTTGGACCGCATCCCCGTCAGTACGCTTGAAAAAATCCGCATCGTTTATCGAGAGTACTTGAGCGACGACCTGCACGCACCGCAAGCCACCGCCAATTTGCAAGCAGAGGCCATCAGTTACACGCGCGGCGCAGCCAACATCACCGCAGTTTCGCCCCGCTTGAACATGCTGCGCACCGGGGTTGTCTACTCACCTCGTGACATTGAAATGCTTCGAGGATTTTTATGAACATCGCCGACTACATGGCTAAACAGTATGGTCCGCAGCCATGCTGGGAATTAGTGGCTGACGTGGTGACTACCGAAGGCGGGTCCGTCCCTATCGATTACAAAACAGTCAATCGCAGTGTGCGGGAAATGGCCGGCGCCTTCCGGCTTGCCCTTTACAAAAGCCCGCATGGTTATTCGCAGGTAGCAGTGCCGGCCGATCTGTGCATTGTGTTGCTCGGTAAAACCGAGCGCATGGGTGTGCATCACTGCGGCATTTATTTCGAAGACCGTGTGTTGCACGCTATGCCTGGCATCACGATGTATGAAGAGCTGACGGTAATCCGTGACGCTTACGAGCTGGTGCACTTTTGGGCCAAGTCATGATTTGCATACGGCTGTACGACCACCCATTTGCTGTCGTTGCGCCCCGTGTGTTCCATGTCGAAAGCCTTGCGGAATGGCTGTTGGAGTACTACGGTGATGCGCCGGCTGTCAAGGCTCAGGTCTTCGCTGGCGAGCCTAGCGCCGATACTGAGATAAGCCATGATGCGGCCGCTATCCTCGCGTGCGATCAACCTGAATATGTTGTCCTGCAGAGCCCGGGCGGGATAGAAACCATTATCCTGATCGTCATGGTCATCGTGGCGGTGGCCGCCATCGTTTTGATGCCTAAGCCATCTATGCCGGGCAATGTCAACCGTACCCAGCAGAGCCCTAACAACGCACTCAGTGCCCGTGAGAACCAAGTGCGCCTACTGCAGCGTATCGAAGACATTTACGGTACCGTCAAAAGCATCCCCAGCCTCATGATGCCGACGTACAACAAATACATCAACAATCAGAAATATGAGTACGGCTATTACTGCGTGGGCCGTGGCTACCACGACTTGGCCGAACTGAGCGACGGCGATACGCTCATATCAGACATACCCGGCGCATCGGCGGCGGTTTATCGACCTTTCACCAGCCCGAACAGCGGCGACGCGCCAGACGTGCAATTAGGCCCGGCCGTCATCGACAAAGTGCTGACCGCGCGCCGCGCCATCGAGGTCGACGGCATCACGCTCAAGGCCATGAACCAGGTGCAGCTGGCGACAGCCAACACACAGTACAGCTACACCCCCAGCGGCGGGAACGGGGTCATAGCGCAGACGGTCAAGCATCCGAATTTCAATGCCGTCTGCACAGCGGGCGATTCGATTGACGTGGTCATGCCGGACTACCTCGTCATGACCAATCCCGGCCAGCCCGCCGACGATGCCGCCGGCACGCCCGCAGTCCCGCCCAGTTACGACAGCTACAACTACAGCGGACGCTATGTCGTTGCCGCCGTTGATGACGGCACGGTGACGGTCTCCAACGCCAACTGGCCCATCACGATGGCCGCAGACAACAAGGCATCCCAGCCACCGCCGACGCCAGAGCCGGCAGGCGGCGCATAGGAGATCAGCATGGCGACATCACCCATTTATTCCACCGTGCAGATCGTCGGCAAAGACAATTACACCGCCTGGGTCACGCTGCCCGGCGTCGACCGCACAGAGGTCTGGTGCAACGTCACCGCACCCAACGGCATGTTCAAAGACTCCGGCGGCAAGTCCGACGCGGCCGTGAATTTCACGGTGCAAATTGAGCAGCTCACGGCACTGCTCGCACCCACGGGCCGCGTCGAGTCAGTCGGCGGTTCGCTGCATGGCCGTGTGAGCGATGAGCGCGCCGACACTGTCGAGCACGTCACCGGCTGGACCGGTCCGTCCCGCATTCGCCTCGTGCGCATCACCGACTACGACTACGGCTTCAAAGGAACCGTGCAGGATGAAATCAAGTGGGCAGACCTGTACAGCGTCACGCCAGTCACCACGCGCAACTTCGGCAACCTGACCACCATCCACACCATCACGCAAGCTACGGCGCGCGCCACGGCCGTCAAGTCGAGGCAGATCAACTGCATCGCATCGCGCAAGTTGCCGCTGTACGACGGCGCCGGATTCAGCGGCGCATTCGATGCGACCGGCTTGCTTGTGAGCGGCACCATCGCGGCCACTTCGCGGCTGGTCGACATCATCGCAGCCACCTCTGCAGACCCGAAGATCGGTGCGCGCGATCTGGCGACCGAAGTGGACATGCCGCAAATTTGGGCTGTGCAGCAACTGCTCGACGCGTGGAGCCCTGAGTGCGGACAGTTCAATTTCACATTCGACAGCGACAACATCAGTTTCGAAGAAACCATCATCACGATCGCCAATGCCGGGTTCTGCATTGCGTACCGGCAGAACGGGAAAATCCGCCTCGCACTGGACCGGGCGCAGCCCGTCAGCACCGCACTGTTCACGCACCGCAACAAAAAACCCAACGCGGAAACCATCACGCGTAAGTTTGCGTCGGATTCTGAATATGACGGCATCGAGTTCGTTTATTCCGACCCGGACAGCCAGCAAAGCGAGACCATCAAACTGCCGCTCGATGGCAGTTTCAGCAAGCTGAAAAAGTTCGAGATCGCCGGCATTCGCAGCTACCCGCAGGCCTGGCTCAGGGCTAGCCGTGAGTATCGAAAACTGATTGGCCAGCGCATCAGCATCGAAACCACGACCACGCTCGATGCCCGTTCGTTGCTGCCCAACAGCCGCATCGACGTGGTCGACAACACGCGGTTCCAAAGTTGCGATGGCGAAGTTGTGGGGCAGAGCGGCATGACCCTTGTGCTCAGTCAACCCGTGGCGTTTGTGGCCGGCGCAAGCCACTCGATAGTGCTCATGCGGCGCGATGGATCGTTGCAGAGCATCCCGGTAACTGCCGGTGCAGACGCGCGTAGCGTGGTGCTGCAAAGCCTGCCCAGTGAGGCCATCGTCACGGCTTTCGGTGCCGATGGCATCCGCACCATTTTCAGCTTTGCCGCTGACTCGGCACGCGATGCGATGGCGTACATGGTGCAGGAGTTGGACATCAGTGATGGCCAGTACGCCACGATCAAGGCGATTAACTACAGCGCCGATTACTACGCTGCCGACTATGCCGCCATACCGGACAAGACCGCTGTGATTTCCGCCCACCGTTAACCCGTTTTCACGCCACCGCCAAGCACCTTTCGAGGTGCTTTTTTTATGTCCGCTTCCAGCACCCATGAGGTGCTTTTTTTACGCCCGAAAGAACTCCGATGACAGCTATCACCGTCGCCGATCTTGACAATGCCCAGATCGATGTCACGCACTTAGCGGACATTGCCATGTCGCCGCAATACACCGCAACCGACCGACGCGGCAATACGAAAAAGACCGTCGCCGGGTTGTTCGCCGGTATCTCTGCCGATGCTGCTGCACGGCTTGCGGCGCTGGGTTACATGCCGCCCGTGGTCTATGCCGCTGGCTTGAGGATGAACACGTCAAACCAGACCGTGACATACAACGGCGTCACGTACGCGCCCATTGCCGACAAGCTGCCGTTCACGACCGGGGCCGCGTTCGATGCGTCGCAATGGCGCGTGATTCAAGGCGTGACCGTACTGGACCTTGCCGCGCCTGGTGCGGCTGCGATGGTGGGTTTTGCTCAGATGGACCTCAATGCTGGCGCGACGACTGTGGCTGCCAAATTGCGCAATCATGTCGATGACGTTGATTTTTACTTGGCCGGTACAACGCCAGTCAGTATGTGGCAGCGCGCTGTCGACGCTGTATCTAGTCGTGGTGGCGGCACGGTCCATCAGACGATAAGCGCAGACATTGACGCCGATTTGTACGTGCAATCAAACGTGACGGTCAAGGGTCCGCATACGCTTGTGGGCTCCCCTATGGACAACAACACAGCCCCCTACGGAACGATGATAGCGTTCAGAGTTAACTCGCAGAACCGTATTGTTTTGCGCGGCGGTGCAGGGCTGGCTGGGTGCCTCATCTATCGAAAAGGCATGGTTTTTCCCGCCGCCGACAGTTCTGCGTTCGCAGGAAATGCAATTGAGGGCGGGGGTGATGACGCATTTGTCATTAACTCGATGGTGTTGGGATTCGGAAAGTTTTATTACTCCAACGGCTATCAACGCCCACGCATTTACAACGTCTGGCATGACAACACAAACGGCATAGAAATTGTCAATTGTGCCGACGTTGCGCACGTCCACGACAACCATGCATGGCCGTTTGCAACCATCGCCTCGGGCGGCAATCACGCCACCCTTGAGCGGAGCGGAAATGCATACCATTTCCATGACCTGGGAGATTGGGGGAAGAGCACCAACAATTTCAGTTACGCGTATCAGCGCGGGCATTTGATCGTCAATTGCAACAGTATGACGCTCCTAAGTCCCTCTCACGATGGCACGCAACTGCTTGATAACTCAATTGGCATCGAAATATTAGGCGATTGCGAAGATACGCGCATTTGCTTGCCGCAAACGGCTGCGCAGAACATTGGCATTCATATCAATACGAGCGCAATATGTCACACATCAATCATCGGCGGAAATCAATGGGCTAATCGGGACCATAGCATTTTGATCGATGGTGGTGACGTAACAATCATGACGAGCGCCCGAAACTCCCCGCAGGGAGTCACGATTAATAATGTTGCATCGCGTGTCTCTGTGCTCTCGTCTCGGTTCCGCGACATCAATCCATACGGCTCGCCAATTTCGAACAAAGCCAATTCTCCTTACCTTGTACTTGAAAACAACGATTACGGTAATTGGGCCGCTGGTGTTTCGCCGGTTAAGGGGGCTGTGTCGAGCACGTTGCCATCTGCTGACCCGCTGAGTCTGCCGGCCTCGGGTAGAAAATTCATTGTCAGTGGCGATGGCGGGTTCGGCAGCATCAGCGGGGGATTTGAGGGCCGCGAGGTCACCCTGCTGTTCACCGGACTGGCGCCGGTTTATGACGGGGGCGCAAGCCTGAAGCTGGCTGGCAATTTCACCGGTGGCCCCGGGCGCGTGCTTCGGTTGGAGTTCATAAACGGCGCCTGGAACGAGGCGTCGCGCAGTGCGAATTAATCGACCCGTCGCAAGCCTCCATGTCATCCCGCACCAGCGGGTTTTTTTACGCCCACTGAAAGCATAAATGGAAATATCGCAAATCGTTCTTTGGGTCCTGGGCGTCGTGTGCGCGTGTCTCGGCTGGTTTTGCCGCGAGATTTACGGCATGGCACGCGAACAAAAAAAGGAACTGTCTGACCTGCACATTTTGATCAGTACTGAATATGTCCGCTACGACCGAATGCAAGACATGTTCAAGCCGGTGATGGAGGCCCTGCAGGAAATCAAACAGTCACTCAATCAAAAGGTGGACAAATGAATTCACTCATCAAAAAACTCGACGCCTACTTGATTGTCGAATGGCGCGCGGCCTACCGACTTTTTTCCGTTCAATTCGGTGTGATGGTCGGGGTCGCTGGTCCGGTGTGGCTCACGTTGACAGACGATCAGCGCGCGTCGGTGCTGGCGCTGATGCACATCAGACCAGCCTGGGCCGTGCCGATAGTCTGTGGCGTTGCGATTGCACTGCGGTTGGTCAATCAAACGGCGGCGCCGGCCGCTGGCCAGGTTGAACCTGGGGAGCGGTCATGAACGTAAATCGCGCAGCCTTCCTCGACATGATCGGGGTCAGCGAGGGCACGTCGACGAGCCACCTCACACAGTCACACGGCTACGACGTTATCGTGACCGGCATCGATGGACCGGAGATTTTCACCGATTACAGCGCGCATCCGTTTGTTCATCGGCCACCGAAAATCGTCAATCGCAACGGCTTGAAATCGACGGCATCCGGCAAGTTTCAGATCCTCATTTCAAATTGGGCCTATTACGGCGCGCTGTTGAACCTGCCTGATTTTTTTCCTGAATCGCAAGATGCGATAGCGGTTCAATTGATAAAAGAGCGCGGAGCATTGCCGCTGATCGAGGCTGGCAGTTTGTTGCAAGCAATCGGTCGATGCTCAAACATCTGGGCTAGCTTGCCCGGTAACGGCTACGGCCAAGCGACGCGCTCGGTTGCGTTTTTGAGCGCCGCTTACATCGCTGCTGGTGGCGTAATCGGCGTTGCTCCAGAGCCCCAATTTTGGGGCAACGAGGTGCGCAGATGACGATCCAAACTCTGCCCGTTTTCGATGCTGGCGACACGCTCAATCTGGGCGTGTTGTTGCTGCTGCCGGTCGGCAACTGGACGACGGCAACGTGTCAGATTCGTGACGCCTACACGCACGCGCTTATCGGCACTGCCGGTGCAACCCTTGGCGTTGCGCTTACTGCGGGCGATCCCGCATCTATCGGTTGGACGCCCGTCACCCTGTCCGCCGCTTCAGTGGATACGGCGCTATGGCTGGTCGGTAATCACATGCTGGACTTGCGATTGACAGACAGCACGGGCGTGATTGCGCACACGTCGCCGCTGATATTTCCCATCGTCAACCCGATCACGCTTCCGACATGACAATTCCTATCAAATTCATCTTGCCCGTTGCGATCACTGCAACTTCGGGTTCATCGAGCGGTTCATCAAACGGGTCAGCTGCCACCGGCCCGGCTGGGCCTGTAGGTGCGCAGGGGTCGACTGGTTTGACCGGCGGCGTAGGCGCTCCAGGCGCGGCGGGTCTTACCGGTCCTGCGGGCGTTGCCGGTGCCGTTGGACAAACGGGACAAATGGGCAGCACTGGCGCAGCCGGGGCAGCGGGCGGCGCTGGACAAGCTGGCGCAACCGGCGCAACGGGTGCGACCGGCACTGCGGGTGCGACTGGACAAACCGGCGGCGCGGGTGCTATGGGTACAACGGGTGCAGTCGGGGCCACTGGCGTGACCGGAAATATGGGCGCAACCGGGACAACCGGGGCAGCGGGGCCGGTCGGCAATACTGGCGCGGTTGGCAGCACTGGCGCAACGGGTGCCACTGGATTAACCGGCGCTGCTGGTGCAACGGGTGCGACGGGTCCAAAAGGCGACCCAGGCGTGACCACGCTGACGTTTCAGTCTGCCACCGGCCAGCCGATCACGGTACCCGCTGCTGTAGCGGCACAGCCCCTAGTTTCGCTTGCGGCGTCGGTAACGGGCAGTTATGAGGCGCTTGGAAATTGCGCTATCGAGACACGCCCGGCCAATGTTGCGGCGCAAAACAAAATCGACATTCAGGCGGTGGTCGCGTATCTCAAAGCGCTGCCGTCCACCAACAGCACACACGCTGCAACATTCGGCGCGGGCGAGACGCTGGTGCCGGGTGTGTACGACGTGACGGCGGCTATTGCAATGTCTGGGCCGCTCTATCTCGACGCCAAGGGCAACCCAGACGCTGTTTTTTTGCTGCGCGGCGGCGCGGCGATCAACACGGACCCAACAATTAGGATGGCGCTTTTAAACGGTGCGCAGGCCTGCAACGCGTTTATTGTCGGGCAGGGTGCTATCGGCCTTGCTGCTGGCGCTCAAGTCATCGCGACAATGATTTGCGATGGCACTGCCGCGGTGAGCATAGGCGCAGGCTGTACTGTCATTGGGCGGGCGTTGACGGCGGGC